CCCTCAGCTTCTGCGTTTTCTTGGTGGTCTTCCCCGGCTTAACGAAAACATCCCGAGCCCAGTCTATTTCTTTGGCTGCCAGAGTGTACGCTTCTCCCGGCCTGCAACCAACCGCCACGATAAACCGTAGGATCTCCCTGGCGCTCTCGTGGGCTATAGCCTGGATCAGAAGTTCCAACTGCTCCAGCGTGGGAATTTCTTCCCGCCGGCCTGGTGTGGGAGTGTAAAGCGCATCGAACGGATCACCTGGGTCAAACTTCAGCTTCCTTGCAAACTTCCAGATAGCCCGCAAAGTGTGGATCGCGTAGTACCGTGACGTTGCGTTCCAAGGACCACGATTGCCCCCCTTGGCCAACCACGATTGAATATCGTCGGCAGTGATTGTGGATAGCTGACGATCCCCGTAGGCTAGCGCGAACGACTTACCAACCCGCACCTGCCCCACGTAATGCGATTGGCTTAGCTCGCCATCCTCCAGCCTGGTTGCCAGCGAGTCGAGATACCGCACCACCACCTCACCCACCACAGGAGGTGCCGACGCTGCCACGGCTGCGGCCTTCTTGGCTGCCGTCAGATCGACCCTGAGCTGATGGTAAGCCTCTTCAGCCTGCTCCCTCTCATCCGGACCGCCCTTGTGCAAGAGGTACTGAACACCCCCGACCTCGACCCGCCACTCTTGACGTGTAGACCTGTACCAGGGTTTAGGTGTACGACCCATGCTAAATCTCCATCCCTGCCCGATTCCGAGCCCAACATCCATGATCGGCCTGAAAACAAGACACTTCGTCATCAAACCCCATGACAACGAGCCACACGCAAATCTCAGGAAAAACAGCGTTTTTTAGGTTTTCGGGCAAAGAATGATACGTGCGAAGTCTGCATAAATCCACACTTGGCCAGGTGATTCCCTGCCGAATTCCCTGCCGGTATTTCGATGTGCAAAATAAATTTAGAAATATCCTTGACACAAATAATCCAGCTGCTACTATAGAACCGTCAGCCAAACGCACCGCACCGCAAGCAAAGGGAGACGACGATGCCACACGAGATCATGACCAAAGGCAACTACCAGCCCCTGCATGATGTGACCAATTGGGACAAGGTGCGTGAGATTGCTGCACAGCTCACCGCTGGCCAGACCGTGCCACCCGTGGTGCTGATTGAGGAGCTGGGTAGCCATGTGGCCGTCACTGGCACGCACCGTCAAGCCGCCGCCCAAAAGTCTGGCGTATCCATCCCTGCCATCGTGTTGACGATGGAGGAGGCTTGCGAAGCCATGCAGATCCAAGACCTGAGCGAGTACGACCACGCCGACCACGACACGCGGTATGAGCAGATTGAGCAGTGGGCCAAGCAGCACGGCCATGATGATCTGGCTGCGGCTATGTCCGACCAGTACGCACAATGAGTACCCCCACCACCCCCCGCAAGCGTGGCCGCCCTCCAAAGCCCGAGGGGCGGCAACCACCCGGCATGCACGTAAGCGTGCCCCGCGAACTAGCGGCCCAGCTCGTAACAATCGCAGAGCGCGAGCAGCTTTACCACGGGCCTGCCCCCAGCATCACGGGGGCGATCCGGTGGCTAGTGGAGAAAGACCAAGCAAGCTAACCCGCTCGCCTTTTCTTCGACCCCAGATATTCCCTGATCTTTCCAAGCCCTCCGGCCAGACCGGGGGGCTTTTTTTGTAGCTCGGGATCTGGGTCGTGATCCTCAGCCCTCGGCTTGCGTGGGTCTGGGAGGTGATCCAGCGAGCCCAGCGACACCATCCAGCGTGCCAGCTTTGGCGAGCGTTCCGGCCTGGTCACCTCCACCCAGTAGGGTTCGGCCTCATCCTCACCACACTCCAACCGCACGCCAAGTATTTGCGCCGCGAGCGGGGAAAGGGTAAGCGACTCTAGCTCTATCCACGGATCAAGCCAGCCGTCTGCGACCAGGGCGGCAACCGTGGCTTCCGTGCTGATCACTATCAACCGACGACGCGGGGACCACGCCGGACCAGGATGACCAGGCATGCCACCGGGGCCGGACAGAAGTTCCGAGATTACCACCCAATCCAGCAAGTCAAGCGGTCTCAGCACGGTTGCACCCTCAATTATGTTACACCCCGAAAAAAATCATCCTGTTGAGGCATAAGCGTTTATGGTATTATCATGTTACACTCTGGGAGATATAGTAACATGATCAAGCCTGGACCGAAAGCAAAAATCGACCCGCTTGAAGTGGCCAAGGACTACTTAATCCGCAACCACCCTGGTCACGTCGTCGCTAAGCTTCACGGGTGCAGCCGGATGACGGTGCACCGAGCGGTCAAGGCCGTTGAATCAATGGACACACCAGAAGCCGCAACAATTCGCAGACTCGCGGCAATTCGGCATTGAAGCACGTCTCTGCTCCCGTCCTGCAAGGTGCCCCGTGAAAGCCGATAGCAGGGCAACCCGTCGTCTCAGCGGGCACATCCACGACATTTTTCTTACATTGAGAGAGTCAGCGTGAGCGATCCATATACGCCCTTTCCCGCATCATTCCCCGGCTTCGCATTGGTTGACGCTCTCAGTGTGATCAAAAATGGGGCGGTCAAGACCCATGCTGGCCAGTTGCAGCTCGCTCACGCTGGCTGGGAGCTGGCTGGCTGGGGCCTTGGCGCGACTCTTGGTGCTGACAAGGGCATGTTTGCCGTGTCTGTTAACGCGCAGACGCTGAGCAATGACGAGGCACTCAAGCTGCTCGATCAGCTTTCAATCGCCAGCAGCAGCGAACCAAACGATGACGGCACCCATGTGATGATGGCCTGCCCGATCAGCCCAGCGACGGCATTGAAGCTGGCTGGCTGGCTGCTGAAGGCGGCAGAGATCATCGTGCCGATCCTCCTGTGAAAGACATCATCGCCTTTGGTGCAATCGGGCTAGTTGGCCTGATTTTTTTTGCATATCTCGCTTACCCGGAGCCAGTCATGTCCGTATCGGAAAAGCTGAACGCATTGCAGCAGTCTGTCGCCAACGTGACCGCCCTGGTACAGGCCCAAAGTGCTGAGATCGCAAGCCTCAAGGCCACGATCCAGGCCGCACAGGCTGATAAGGCCCAGGCCGAATCTGACGCTGCGGCATTGCAAGCTGAGATCGACAAGCTCAACGCCATCGCACCGCCTGCGGCTCAGTAGCACGCGCGGGGACGCTGGTGCAGCCAGAGACGCCCTTAGGCTGGTGGGTTCGATTCCTGCCCCTCGCTTACTTGAAGGGTGGCCGAGACAGTAAGGCACGGGCAGGCAATCGCCTGGTTTTCCCGGTCGCGGGGTGCAAATCCCTGCCTCTTCGCTCTCAACTATTCGGCAATCCCTAAAGGTTCGCCAGTGTTAACCGCCCTCGTCCTGACGCTCACCACCCAAGCCCCCATCGTCATTGCACCCGGCCCTGCCCGGCCTGCGGTCGTGGTGCTTGATGGCGTGGCTATCACCGTGACCACAACCCCGCTGTCGGGGCCTGCACCCGTGCCACCAACGCCTCCCGCACCACCTGCCCCCGATCCTGTGCCCACACCTGTGAGCGGCAAGGTGTGGGTCTCGCTGATCGTCGAGGCGAACGATCCGAAGCAGGCCAACCTACGCACGCATGAAGCGGTGAGGAGCCTAGCCAAGCCTGGTGAGATCGAGCTACGCACGTACACGCACGATGACCCGGCTTTGCTGGGTGTGAAGCTAGACCAGTTTGTGGCACGCTTTGGGACGCCCACGCTGATCGTGCAGGACACCAACGGCAAGGTACTGGAGTCTGGCAAGGTGGCCGACGCTGCTGCTGTCAGTGCTGCGGTGCGGAGATACAAGCCGTGAGCAAGATCACGCTGCACCAGGGCGATTGCCTGGAGTACCCGGCTCAACCATCTTCGACCCTTACATGGGCAGCGGCACAACCGGCGTGGCGTGCGTGCAACTGGGCATGAATTTCATCGGCTGCGAGATCGACCCCGGCTACTTCGCCATCGCACAACGCCGCATCGCCGATGAGCAGGCCAAGCTGGCACTTTTGGAGCCATGCCAAGCGTGAGTATCGAACTCCCACACATCGAAATCGGCGGCATCCCCCGCGTACTAGGGTGGATTCCCCCGCTAGACACTCAGCCCACGCTGATGTCTGCACTGCCACAGCTCCCACAGGATGCGTGGCAAGAATTCGAGTTTTCGGGTGTGCCGACCATCGTCAAGGACCAGGGCAGCTATGGGGCCTGCAATGGCCACGCTGCGGCGTCCACGCTTGAACTGTGTCGATGGGTGGGTATCGGTACGGCATCGGCTATCGAGCTATCAGCGTGGTTCGTGTATGCCAAGCTCTGCGGGGGCTGGGATCGTGGGTCAAACATCGGTGACGCCCTGGTCCTGATGCAGGACGTTGGCACGTGCTTGGATACCTACGTATCACATGGCACCATCAATCCCAACCGGCTCAGCACTCAAGCCAAAGCCGACGCACAGAACCACAAGATCGCCCTCGGTGGCAAGCTCGACACATGGGACGACATTTGTAACGCGGTACAGCTTCGCAGGCCCTGCAACATCTCGGTGAGAGCTGAACGCAACTGGGGTGATGTGGACGCCAACGGCATCCCGCCCGTAAACCCTGGCCAGGGTAATCATGCCGTGGCCGTGGGCTGGGGAATGCGACGCGGCAAAGACGGCGATTGGCAGATCAAGATGCAAAATAGCTGGAGTACCAAGTGGGGTGTGGGCGGCTATTGCTGGCTGACCCGGGCTCACTGGGAACAGCAGCATGGCAAAGAAGCGTATTTTGTGGAAGCCTCGACGGTACAACCTGGCACAGAACCCCCGGTGGTGTTGGTATGAGTGCAATTGATCTTCAGCAGGGCTGCACTTGCCACGATTGTGTAGATGCAGCCGAAGTGTACGAAGCCGTGTCCGCGCTGGCAGGATCTGCCGCGACGAGAGAGGAGGTGATCACGGCCGATGTTAGTGACTCACACACCCCCGCACACTACCTGCTCCGCGACGGCTCACAGTCGATGGATCTGATCGAGGCCACGCTGACCCCCGAGCAATTTGAGGGATTCCTGCGTGGTAACGCTCTCAAGTACATGATCAGGTACGACCGCAAGGGACAAGCGGCAAGCGATCTTTGCAAAGCGCTAGACTACACCACGCGACTAGAAGCACACCACAACAAGCATGCCTGAATTCATCCTCACCTCTGCTCGCATCATGGCCGATGGTCGCACTGTTCGCCTCCAGTTTGAGGCGGGTGTTGCCGTGGGCCAGCCTGCATTAAACCGGCTTACCGATGTGGGCTTCATGGACTACATGCCAGCCCAGCGGCGTGGTTCCGTGGTCACGGTCAACGGCCAGGCGGCTGAGACTATCGGCGTGCAGTGCGAAGATTGGAATATGGCCTTGCCCTGGATCGACCCGCCACAGGGTGGTGGCAATTTCAAGGCGGGTGAATATTTCTTTCTGGTGACGCTAACCGACAAAGACGGGAACGAGGTTAAGACAAGCCCGCCAATCTTTGGCAACAGCGACAACAGCGGGGAGCGTGGGCACCAGATCGGCGACGGACAAAAGATCACGCTGAACTGGCGAGATACCACTCCGCATGGAGGCAAGGCTCGCATTTATGCAAGCACAACCAAACCTTTGCTTGATAACTTGCGAGTAGTAGCCGAAATTCCAGACTCGGCTTGTTTGGCCACGCTGAATTCATGCACTCCATCGGCCAGCGTTGCACAGTTCAAACGGCAATCCGTGTGTTTTACGGTGACTTGCCTACTACCAACGCCAGCCCCTTGGCATGACTGCCCCGTGGTTGTGCCTGCTGGCCTATGTTCAGACAACCGTGGCAATTCTACGGCGGCGGCTACGATCACAGCCGACAACGAGAGCGTGATCAATGCCGATGGCAAGCTGGCCATTGAGCACATGACCTTTGCCGATGAAGTGCATGTGAGCAGCAGCAAGGGCAGCGACACGACCGGCGATGGATCGCAGGCCACACCCTTCAAGACCATTGGCAAGGCCCTGAAATCACTGGCCACGCACGATAACGTGCATATCCAATTGCTTCGCGGCGACACGTTTTCTTTTGAGCCTTGGTTGATCCAAACTCCTGGCGATAGCATCAGCGAACCCAGCGTCTACGACTCTTACTGGAACCCCGCTTATGGACCTGACCCCGGCACAAAGCCCATCCTGCTCGGTGACACCAGCACGGACCCCGACCCTAATGGCGAGCGGGTTTGGTTCAGGCAGTTCGACCCAAGCACGGGACGAGTTGGCGACGCTCCCTATCAGTTTTTCAGTGGTCTTCAATTCCAAGGCGATGCCACCCGAGGCGCTCTTGCCCCTATCTGGCCAGCCGGAAGCCCTCAAGATCACATCGTCCTGATTGACTGCGATTTCAGCAACGTGCAGCTTCAGCCCAGCTACGGTTCGGCAATGGAGCGAGCCCCGATCGGCTGTGCCCTGATCAATTGCAGCATCAAGGACGTTCACGCCAACGTGGCAAGCCCGGCTCACACACAAGGCATGTTCATTGCTCACTGCGGCGATTTCTTAATCTCGAGCAGTTTTTTTGAGCACAACGGTTGGCGATACGATGGCACGGAGCCCAAGCCAGACGACAACGATATTTTTTGTCACAATGTCTACTGCGCCAGTATGGCTCGCCAAGTGATCGTTGTTGATAGCGAGTTCCGCGACGGTGGCCACAGCGGCTTACAGATGCGCGGCGGTGGCGTGTGTGCTCATTCTAGCTTTGAGAGCAACGTCTCTGGCTTCTCCGCGATGGATACGCACAGCCTGTACCGCTGCTCGTTCCAGCACAACGGGCTTTACAACCACATCGTGAGCCAGGCCCCAAGCTGGAACCCGCAAGCCGTGCACGACTTTAATACGGTCAAGGACCAGCAGGGTTTTAACCAAAACCGCAAAGCGGTAGCGAATTACGACGGCATCAACACGTTCCACCACGACAGCGGCGGCACCTATGTGGCCTCTCGCATCGTGGTAAGGCATGAGACCAGCGAAGACGGCGGCGCGATCAGCCTTGGCAACATGCTCCCGACGCATCACCTTGTCGTAAGCCACAACCTGCTCCAAAACACGGGCAAAGACTACCAGGGCAACCCGCTGCGGAATGTGTGCCTCAAGCCTGGGGGCAAGAACGTACCTGCGATTGAGTGGGATCAGAACTGCTACACGTACACGACTTGTCGTGATGCGTTTGTGTGGGGAGATTGGGCTGGCGTTCAAACTCTGGCCGCATGGCAACACCTGATGAATCTCGACCAGCACAGCATCGAACTTCCCGCCCCTGCCACGCCTCCACCAATCGCAGGCGACGGTGGCTATTACGGGGCAACCGACTACCGCACACCAACGCCCACACCTGAGCCAATACCACCAACGTCACCCACGCCACAGCCCTTGCCCCCGATTGCGTTGGAACCATTGATGGCGTTCTGTGATGACCTGATCAACGCAGCGACCAAGCTCAAGACTGCACTGGGGGTCAAGTAATGCACGATCACACAAACAA